TTGATATATTGATGTTTCTGCATCTTTTACATCACCATTTGGCATTACAGTTCTCCAGTCTTCAGTTACTTCAATACCTTCTTTGATAACTGGTGTACCATCATCAAGTAGAATCTCATTAGTTTCCCAATGATGAATATCATCTCTTTTATCGGCAGTGTAGAGTTCATCTACATAAGATTCTAATTGGTCTTGCTCCTTTGGCCACTCTTCATATACGTCAGTGATGTCATTAATTAAGAGGATTGCCCAATCTAACTTAGGATCATTAAATAACCTTGTTGCAAGTGTAGAAGGAGTTTCTCCAACTCTAATTGAATATTGTTCAAAAAGAGTTGTATATTGATCTAAATCGGGTCTTGCTCTAATTTTTCTAAAAATATTTTTAACTAGTCGGTATTTGAATGCCTCATCATCTTCGACACCCTCACCAACATATACGTTAGGAAAATAAGAAAAGTATCCTGCCATTTTAGTATCCCTCTACGATATTAGATTGCATTACAAGTTGAGTTTCTGTAAATCTACAATTTACGGTAACTGCAGGAACTTGTAATGGTCTATTGTTTCCTACACCAGTACTAACAATATTTCTACCACCAATAGCATTATATTGACCATCTGGAGTGTAATTTACATCAATTCCAGTACATACAGATGTATGGATTTTATAATGAAGATCTGCACTTGAATTTAAGGTACCTGATAGGGGATCTAAACGAACAAATTTAATATCAAATTTATCTGGAATTTCGAAGAAACGAGAAGAAGCGTTAGCACCAGCACCTGCATCACCATCTGCGGCTCCGTATATTGGTAAAGCACCTTGCTTTAGATATTTAATAATATTATTAATTTCTTGAGATTCTCTCTCACTACGAGCAAAAAACTTAAATGAGAACATGTGATTTCTAAACTGCATATTGCTGAATAGTTGCTCTTGGTAAGGGTTAAAAATCTTTCCTTTAGCTAATGCCATTATATCATTTCTTGTAGCATTACCTGCTAGTCCTAAAAATTGTGCAGCACCAGAAGCAACCTCCGATATGGTACCTGCTGTAAATTCTGGAATTGCATCTTTAGCAGCTTTTTGTAATGCTTCAGCAAGATTATCAAAATCTCCACCACTTAATCCACTAGCCGCTGCCATTCCAGTGACACCCATATCAACTGTACGATATGTTGGTGCATACTGAGTTGAGAGATTCTGAGGCATGTTAATATAGACACGATCAGTATTCTTCTCCATCGCAACATTATTGTTAGGAATGTTTAAACCATAGTAAGCACTACCATTACTATCATCATACTGAATTCTTTTTCTCTGAAACATTACATAGTCAATCATTTCCGTAGGATTATCTACAGAAGTGTTTCCAGTAGCGGGTGGACTTAGGGGGTAACGATATATTGTCAACTTTTCTACCTAAATACTACGTGACTTGTATGTATTTATGAGATATCGAGGTAAGTATCGTGTTTCCAATCCTAGGAAATACAAAGGTAATGCACGAAACGTGGTATATCGCTCCTCATGGGAGTATAAATTTATGCAATGGTGCGATTCTCATCCTTCTGTAGAAGAATGGGCTAGTGAAGAGATTATTATACCTTATATTTCACCTGTTGATGGTAAACGACATAGATATTTTCCAGATTTCTACGTTAAAGTAGGAAACAAGAAATATATTGCAGAAGTTAAACCATCT